ATCACAGAAGTACATCCAGACGAGTGATTGATTACGAATTAGCAGAGCAAGCAGTTCTCTCTTCCATGCTCCATGATGAGAGTGGACTAGCAACCGCACAAGCAGGAGAAGCACTGACCAAGGATGATTTTTCTAGCATGGATCGTGGAACGATATTTGAAACGTGCCTGCGTCTTTCTCCATGCAATGAAATTGATTTAATCATTGAACATCCAAAGCTCAAAGATGAGATATTGTTTTTATCTGAGAAGTATGGTGGTGGTAGCATTGAGCGATACATTGAATATTTAATAAACCATCGCAACACACGAGCAGTTGAACTTGCTTTGTTTCATGCCAATGATGATCTAAAAGCAAGCAAGCCAGCAGAAGAGATTAGTCAAAGCTTTGTTAACCGGGTAGCAAAATCACTCAGTCAACGCAAAGGTGTGGTTGCATGTGGTGCAGCAAGCAAGCAAGCGTATGCTGAATTTCTTGAGGTGGATGCAGGAGGTACACAAGCAATCCCCACAGGCTTGGAAAAACTAGATACTATTCTTGGAGGTGGATTCAAGAAAGGTAGCTTGTACGTCCTTGCAGCACGCCCAGGAGTAGGAAAGTCAGCACTTGCAATACAAATGACATACGAGACTGCAAAGCGTGGATTAAGGGCAAGCTATGCAAGTCTTGAGATGTCTGCAAGTGAGTGTGCAGGTAGATTACTTTCCAATGCAAGTGGAGTACGCAAACCAAGCAGCAAGGGATTTCTCAATGCTGGACACAAGCAAAAACTTGAAACCCAAGTGCAAGCCATGCAAGGTTGGCCTATTACTTTCAAGGATGACAACCAAGCAACCATGCAAAGTATTGAAGCTTTCATTGCTAAACAAAGATTGGAAGGTGAGCTTGGTTTAATCGTTGTCGATTACTTGCAACTACTCTCCTCACCTGGGCATGACTCAAGAGTGCAAGAGGTGAGTGCAATCTCACGAGCGCTAAAAAGTATGGCTATGATGTATGAAGTTCCTGTGCTTGCATTGAGTCAGTTAAATCGTGCGCTAGAATCTCAAAACAGAAATCCCATGCTCTCAGACTTGCGTGAGTCAGGTTCAATAGAACAAGATGCAGATTGCGTGTTACTCATGCACAGAGAAAAAGAAGTAGATCCAACTAATGATGATATCATTTGTAATGTTGCGAAGAATCGAAATGGTGAGGTGCGTGCAACCAAGCTTACCTTTACCAAACCCACAGGTCGTTTCTCGACCCGTGTGGATGCCCGGTTGCATGACAAGAAACCATTCTAGCGAATGACATACGAATACATTGTATGCCATATGATATCGCTAGAAGCCCGTAGAGAGCGTTTAAGGGTGTCTTTGTATAAAAAGAAGGTGTATACCCATGTAAGGGTATCAAAACGCTTTCTCGTTAAGCTATAGGGTAAAGCTTGCGTGTCTCTCTTTCTTTAAGCCACGTACAACTATGGCATCGGAAGGTACAGAATCAAAGTCAGGATAATCCCATCTCATTGTCTTACCTGTACTCAATCGCACTAAATTTACTTTTAACTTTCTCATGCCATCAAGAAAAACAGATTTACCTTTTATGCTCACTGACTTTGGGTAATGATAAATAAGTTGCGGTCTTGGTTTCTCTCTTGCTTTACTACTCCAACCACCTGCACCAAATCGATTGTTTTTACCTTGTGGGAACTCTAGGTAAACTGCTAAGAAATTACCACGCAGTTTCTCTTCATTGTTATCTTGCTTGCTCATGCGCTTGTTTCTCCTTCCACTCTGTCCAGGATTGCACGCAAGTTATCTCTTTCAAGATCCGCGCCACTATGGCCTTCCATGATTAATGTACTAAGCAATTTCTCAAAGAGTTTGCATTGCTCTAATAACTCCGGCGCTCTTGCAATTAACCGCGCGTTTGCTTCATCTTCCGCGCTATGTACAAAGTCATCGCTCTTTCTTTTGTCTTCGTGAATGACACGTTTATCTTTTGCCATTCTGCAAATCATTTTTTCATCACCCTCAATGTCATTTGTATCTTGAAATATCCCACCACCCCCCTGATTTTCCTTGCAATACCATGCGTGCCATGGCCCAGGTGTAAATGTTTCTTGTTTCTCGCTCATAATTATATCCTTGTTTGTAATTGTAATTTAAGTTGTTTCTCCTTACATGCATGTATGCATGCCCCCGTTTCACGGGGCAATGCACCACGCTTTGCACGCTCCCTATCCTCTCTTTGTTTCCGTGCTTTCTCGCCAATCTCAAGTAGCTCTTGCAAGGCGATTGGAAAGAGTTGTTTTGCGTGGTGTGTCATGCGTTTATATCCTTTACGTAGTATTGAGTAACATTAGATACAAAGTTATGTATTGCTGTAAGTAGCACGCCATGCGCTTTGTAATAACTAAATTCAGCAAGTTCAGTTTTCTTAAAGTCATGCCATGATTTTTCATCATTACCTTTGAGCAAATCAAATGCTTCTTTTGTGATTTCTGCGTTCATGCTTGTTTCTCCTTCAATTCTCTAATTAATCTGGTGAACGCTATTTTCGTGCGAATTGCCAAGATTTTCTCATGGTTAAAGGCTAAAACAATTTGCTGTTTAGTGTATCGTTTCATGTTTAATTTCCTTTGATTTTAAGTATTGATTTGATCGCTAACCATGCCCCAATAATGGCATAGGGTAGCAGAATAATTAGGCTAATATCGTAATGCATGATTAGGCTATTTGAGTGCGAGTTGATACCCCTTGATCATTGCATTGATTTGCTCGAATAATTCGCGTCTAGTCGTTCGATCAAGAACAACACTAATGCCTCCACCTTTAGCCATGACATCCAAGCGAAATCCACCATAGGCAGAGTCGAGCATGAAATGACCAGGACATGGAATACATTGACCATGAACCCCCTTGATAAGCTTGCCAGACCCATCCTCTTTATAGGGAGTCAATGGCCTACCTAGCAGAACGTTCAAGGTGTGGATTTTATCGTCAAGTAATTTTGATGTCACCCTCATGCTTCTACCCCCCTTAAATCAGCATGGATTTTCTTCCATTCACCAGCAGAATTTGTGTCCTCAAGATATCTCGGCACTAGGTCAATCAGTTCAACCATTCTGCCGGAATCTATTAGCCAGATACTAGCAGATATTTTTACCGCAATTTGGCAACGAAGCCAGCGTTTGAAGTCGTAAGACCGAATTATTAATTCATTCATATTTTTTAGTGTTTTGTTTTGAGCTATTACCTAGCTCTGGATTATAGCATTAAGTGCTATGGTCTACATCAAACGACATTCAAATACACTTGTCAACTATATCCGAAAAAAGATTTTCCCGTTAACCTAGAAACCCAGATAAACACTGGGCAAGAAAATTTAAAAAAAAGTTTACAGAAAATCCGGCTAAAACAATTTAAAGCGAATTAAGGTGAAATCCATACCCTATCCATACCAAGCCATAGACTACCCTAATTATCCCCCTAGCTATCAACTCAACCCCCAGACTACAAACAAGGCTAATCCCCTAGCTACACCATACCATTCCCTTGAAGGCTACCCCCCTTAACCTACAATACCCTTTCTATAGCCTCTCTATAGGCCTTCTATAGCCAATCAACCCCATATTCCTTTCTCTCTTTCTCATTCCTCCTTTGAATCTTTCGTGTGCGCGCACACCTACACGTGTGCGCGCACACGAGGATGACGAAAAAGGTAGGCAATTTCTTTCTCAAAATTTACCCCAAAATCTTGCCCAAAATCATGCCAAAACCCCCCCCTTACAATCCCCCCAAATCCATGCAACTTTGTCTCGAATCGAGACCGTGAATCATGCCCCAAATCCATGCCAAAATGTACCCCAGAATCCATGCCGGTATTGTCTCGATTCGAGACCATGAATAACGGGAAATGATGGTAAGGAATCCATGCCAGATATGGGGTGAGAAAGCATGGTATAAACGGGGCATGAACCATGCCGGATTTAGGGCATGAAAGCATGGTAAGAATGGGGTAAGAAGCATGCCAAGAATGGGGCATGAAGCATGGTGTAGCGTTAAGACATTTCTGCTCCCACCTGGCTTTTTGCATTACACTTGTAAAGCAGATCAACACTGATCTTCAAGCAGTTGCGTAATTTTGCCAGAATCATGCCATTTTTGCCCCCCATATATAGTAGAACCATGCCCCAAAATCTGGAAGCCCAGTATTCATGCGGTATGGTTTGTCACTACTATACACAAACGATGTGCATTACACCTGTAAAGCAAGCACGATGTGACCATGAGGGGGGGAGGGGGCTGCCCGGCTTGTTTCGCGTTTTATATATATATCTTCACCCCCCCCGTAACTTTTTTTGCACTAATGTCCCCATTCTGGGGAGCGTGGTGCGTATGGTTACGCTAGGGGGTATACCTTCACGCACCCATGCAAGTCATACCCCCACACCCCCACACAGGGTATGTGTTTGTAGTCTGGAAGAGGAGTGCTTGGCTTTTATGTGGTTACCAAGCAGGCGATGTCATTAACCAGGGAAAGAAATAGAAACCCCGCCACAATACCTGAAAGTTATGTATCTAATGGTTTATAGATTTTATATCCTGCATGAATAATAACTTCTTTGCACAGATCCTTAAATTCTTCATCGGTCATCATCCCTTTTGCCTGGTTTGCTTCCGGGCAGAGTATTTGAAGATTGGAAAGTGAGTTATCTCCACCGCGTGAGTGTGGCATGATATGATCATATTCATAGGTCTGTGGCTCATTGAACTTGAGTGGTCTACCAGTGAGCGCGCACGAGAATTGATCTCCATACTTTTTGTATACATCTTTATAGTTAAATGCCATCTTACGTTGAAAGGTGTGTGCTTTGGTGGAAATGGATTTTGATATTTGCCTTGGTGTTGGATTGAGATACCAGAGGGGAGTGGGAGTTTTACGAGTTTTTGGATTCTTAAAGGTATAGATTTTGTTTCGTATTTTTTTATAGTGTGGTGGTTGGTTATCGTTATTTTGCTTGGCAAGTAAGCGAGTTCTTTTGCGTAGTGCGTAGGATACTGTGGAGCGTGAACATTTGAGTACCTTTATAATTTGCGTGTATGTGAGTTGCTTTTGCCGGAGGGCAATAATCTTCTTATGCAGAGGAGTCATTGGGAGTAATATCCGTGACTTTATCCTTGGATGCCTGGGTGGGTTGTTTTTTCACTTCTTTGGTTGCCCCTTTTAGGATTGAACGTACCTGGTCAGGAGACATGTCAGATGCACCGAGTGTTACATTTGCAGATGCGGTGATGTTTGATGGTCTGCCTGAGACGGTGAGGAACTTATCCATGAGGACTGCCACGGCATAGGCAAGGTTTTGTGGTGGTATCTCATCCAGCTTGCTGTGCAGAGTGTT